TCAACTAGTTCAATAGCACTTGCTCTAATTATTTTTCTATTACCCGAACTATCTTTAATATCAAGATTATCACTGCCATCATTTGTTAGTGTAGCACCGCCTAAATCAATAGTGCTACCTGCTAGGTAAAGGTCATTAAATCTATAAGTTGCTGATCCAAGGTCATATGTTTCTGTTGTATCTGGAATTAAGTTTCCTGAGATTGTTGACGCACCAATTGTTTTATTAGTTAATGTGTCTGTTGAACTAGCTGTTAGATAACCAGCATCATTTGTAAAAACAGAAACTCCAGAACTTAACGTTGGTACATATGTTTCATCAATACTAAACGTCTTGTGACCAATTGTATTGTAAGCTGATCCACTTAATCCAGTTCCTGCATTAAGCCAGCCCCAAGCAAATGCCCATTCACCAGTTGTATTATCATATGTTACATTAGATGGATAAGAGTCTTTTGAAATTGCTTGTCTTGCTAATGTATCTGAATAGAATTTGTTAGTAGATCCTTCGGTAATATTATCTGTATCTAAAGCATGTTCTGTAACAGCAGAAATTATTCCGTTAGACTGTACTGATAAACCTATTAAAGTTGAACCATCTCCATATGAATCTTCTAATCCTGCTACAATTTGCGTTTGCTTAGTAAACGATAACGATGTTTCGTCTGGAACAATAGTCCCAGTAGTTGTTAATAACCAATTACTTTTACTAAAAGAAGTTCCTTCTTCAACATAAACTGATAATCCAGAAGTAACTTCAGCAGAACTATCAGCATCAAATGATCTTGCCAATGTTCCGTCTACTGATTTAACATAAATTCCGTTTTGAGTAGCATTAGTTTGTCCAGTTAACAACACTCTGTCATCTGTAGAAAGTGATACTCCGTCAATAGACGATACTGTTGAATCTATACTAACATTTGTTGACGAAGCAACAAGGACACTGTCTTTGTAATCAGTTAATCCTCTAATGTGTTTTACTTGGCCTCTAAATAATGGCATATTTTATCCTTTTAACTGTATCTGACAATGACTTATACATAAGGTATTTATGTCTTTGTACTGATAATGTAGAGAAAGAATAAGGGGCAAATTGCCCCTTATTCAATACTTCTATACTTTATTTTAATTAATGATTAGTATGTACCACCATCAATCGTGTCGTTTTCGTTAAGCAATCCATCAGTATTCAATGTACCACCTATAATATAACGAACTGTAACAATGTCGTTAGCTTCAGGGGCAGTATCAAACACAATAGTTGACTCACTGTTTGCAGTAGTCATTGTGTAAGAATATGTTGGAGCTTGGAAGATACCGTTAACAAAAACTGTAGTATTATCAATTGATGCTACTTCGATTCCTGTTAATGTAAAGCTAGTATCTGTACCATTAGCAGTAAAGTTAGAATGGGTTGATGTAGTTGAAAGATCGTTAGTTACGAACTCTGCTCCTACTGCGTCCCATACTAGAGCATATCCGTCTTGAACACCAGTAGTACTGACGTCTGACATATCTGCAATACTTGCTAAGGCAATCCGAGCATCTGCTCTTGCATTTGTATAGTACTCGTTTACTGCACCTTCTGCTATAGCATCTGTATCAGGAGTATTATATGTAAGTGTTCCTGTTCCAGAAGCATAAGCAAGGATTGATGAATCATCAGATACTAATGTAATAGCCTGATGTACTCTAGCAGAAGTATGGTAAAGATTACTTGAACCTTCATCTACTTCATCAGTACCAATAACAACAACACCTGTTGCTCCATTGACACTAGTTACACCCGCTGTTGATGAAATAACACCTGTTGCAGAGTCATAGCTAATATTAGAACCAGCTGAAATTGCCGATCTTGCTCTTGTAGTTGTAAAGTACTGATTAGTAGCACCTTCAGTAACATCATCAGTATCCATTTGTCCAATTGCAAACGTAAATCCGCCTGCGTTATCATATGACATAATATCCTGGTTATCAGATGTTAAAGATATTGTACTATGTACTCTTGCATTAGTATAGTACTGGTTTGATGCACCTTCAGAAACATCATCAGTATCATGGTTTGCTAAAGCAAAACCAATAATACCAGTTCCAGAAGAGTAAGTTAAATCACCACTAACTGAAACTGCGGCTCTTGCTCTAGTGTTAGTAAAGTAAAGATTGCTTGTACCTTCAGTAATACCATCTGAGTCAGGTGTAGAATAACTAAACACTCCAGTTGCAGAAGAGTAAGTTAAATCTGTACTTGAGTCTGCACTAACTGCGGCTCTTGCTCTAGCATCTGTGTAGTACTTGTTAACACCTTCAGAAACATCATCAGTATCCGGAGTTGCTTGAGTAGAAACACCTGTTGCAGAGTCATAAGTTGTTAACCAACCTGTGCTACTAACAGCGGCTCTTACACGAGTATCAGTATAGTACTGGTTTAATAACCCTTCAGTAACATCATCAGTGTCATGATCAGATAAAGCAAAACCAAATACACCAGATGTGTTATAAGTTAAATCACCTGTTGCACTTATTGTACCATGCACTCTTGCAGTTGTATAATAAAGGTTATTTGTACCTTCAGCAACACCATCAGTATTACCTTGAGTATATGTTATAACACCTGTTGAGCTGTTATATGCTAGTTCAGTACCGCTAACACTAACTGCGGCTCTTGCTCTAGCATCTGTAAAGTACTTATTAGTAGCAACCGGAGATTCATCAATATCATCAGTGTCATGATTACTAACATCTGAAACTGTACCAGTTACATCACCAGTTACATCACCAGTTAAATTACCTGTAAATTTAGATGATGCCGTAACTGCACCAACAAAGATATCTTTGTTGAACGTCCAAGCATCCGTTGCAGATCCATAAAGAATTGTTGCACCGGCTCCAGCAACAGTTAAACCTGCACCGTTTGCCGCGGCCGCATCTGCGGCTCCTGAAGCTACAGTAATATTAACATCTTCAACTGAAAGATTTGCAGTGTCAATAGTAGTTGTTGTACCGTTAACTGTAAGGTCACCGTCAATAGTAACAGCATTAAACTGAACATCAGATGTTGTTCCAACATCCTGGCCAATTGAAATAGCACCAGATGCAATAGCTACACCAGTACCAGCACTAATAGCCGCTTGGGCTCTTGCGTTAGTAAAGTAAAGATTATTTGAACCTTCAGTAACACCATCTGTAGTTGGTGTAGTATATGAAATAACACCAGTTGAAGCATTATAACTTAACGAACCAGTTGCAGAAACTGCGGCTCTTACACGAGCATCTGTATACCACTTATTAGTAGCACCTGGAATCTCAAGAATATCATCAGTATCAATAACAACAGTACCAGATGATCCGTTAACAGTTGCAACTAATGCGGCAGTAGACATAATACCAGTAGTACTATCATATGATAATGCACTACCGCTAACACTAATTGCCGATCTTGCTCTTGCAGTTGTATAATAAAGATTACTTGAACCTTCACTTACTGTATCTGTATTACCTTGTGTGAAACTAACTACACCAGTTGAAGCATTATAACTTAATGAACCAGTTGCAGAAATTGCGGCTCTTGCACGAGCCTCTGTGAAGTAAAGACTAGTTGAACCTTCAGTAATACCATCTGTAGTTGGTGTAGAATAATTAAACTCTCCAGAAGTACTATTGTAAGTCATGTCACTAACAGGTGACACAGATAGTGACGATCTTGTTCTTGCAGTTGTATGATAAAGATTACTTGTACCTTCAGTAATACCATCTGAATCAGGTGTAGTATATGAAATAATACCTGTTCCAGAATCATACGCTATACTTCCACTAGCTGAAACTGCGGCTCTTGCTCTAGCAGTTGTATGATAAAGATTACTTGAACCTTCAGTAACATCATCAGTGTCATGATCAGATAAAGCAAAACTAAATTCACCTGCGGCTGAGCTATATTGTAGATCACCTATAACAGAAGCACTAACTGCGGCTCTTACTCTTGCAGTTGTATGATAAAGATTACTTGAACCTTCAGTAATACCATCTGTAATTGGTTTAGTATATGTTAAAGCTCCGGTTCCGCTATTATAAGAAAGAACTGTAGTATCAGAACTTGTTAATAGAATAGAAGATCTTGCTCTTGCAGTTGTAAAGTATTGATTAGAAACACCTTCGTCAACATCGTCAGTATCAAGAACAACAACACCAGTTGCTCCGTTAACGCTTGAAACTCCACCAACAATATTAATCACGCCAGTTGAAGCATTATAAGTTCCATCTCCTGAAACAGAAATGCTATCTCTTGCTCGTTGTGTTGAGAAATAAAGGTTACTTGCGCCTTCATCTACTTTATCTGTATCTTGTTTATTAAAAGTAAAGTCGCCTGTAGACTGACTGTAAGATAATATTGATGTATCATCTGAAGTTAAATCAAGTGCAAGTCGAACTCTTGTATCTGTATAATACTGATTAGAAGAACCTTCTAAAATACCATCAGATGTTGGATGAGAGTAGGTAATTGCACCAGTTGCAGTATTATAATCTAAAACAGATGTATTATCAGATGTCATAGTAATGGCAGCTCTAGCTAACGTAGCAGTGTAATAAATGTTAGAAGAACCTTCTGGAACATCATCTGAAGAAGTAATTAATTGTGCTAATAGGCCGTCGTCGACATATTTTTTTGTTGCAGAATGTAAATCAGCAGTTGGTGTACCTGAAAGAGTCAAAGACCCAGTCATAGTACCACCAGCTAATGGAAGTTTTTCTGCTAACGAAGTAGTAACTGTAGTAGCAAAACTGGCATCATCACCAATAGCCGCGGCTAGCTCATCTAATGTATTTAGAAGGGCCGGAGCGGCATTGACTAAGTTATCAATTTCTGTACCAACGAAACCGGTTGAAGCAATCTGGGTAGAAGCTGTACCTGCGGCCGCTGTTGCCGCTGTAGGTGTTCCACGAAGATCAACTGAGTTTATTAACGAACTCGACCGTATTTTAATTAAAGGCATGTTTTTAATTTCCTTATGTTGAAATAGTACTCATGTACTATTTTAATTTGCCTAAGTTTAAGTTTGTTTAGGCCCAACATTTGTGGAAAATATTTTCCAATTTTATATGATTGTTAAATTACAACTAACCAATAGTTACGAGATATGCTCGTTAGGCCTATAGTTGCAATTATCTGAAACTCGTATCTGCAAGGACTGCTCAATGTTGGTGCAGTTCCTACAAGAGTTAAGCCACTAGCCGACAACCATGTCGGAGTAGCTTCGTTTTGGGAAGTTGCTCCCAAGGTCAATGTTGACCCAGTATTTACTCCTATTGGAAAATTTATAGTGTCTCCACTACTAAAAGTACCAATAAATTTTGTTGCATCTGTCCATAAAGGATTTGCAGTTCCGTCCGGTTCTGCAAACGCATCTTCAAAAACAAATTCGTTTCCGCTATTATCAATTAACGTAATGGATTGATTTCCGGTAAATGTTTCTGCTGTTTTTAATTGCATTTGATTTGCAGATGGATATTCAATGTGTGCAATAGGGATATTTCCTATCTTTGCTCCAAAGCCATATGCCATCTCAGTAACATTAAATATAATAAGATTAAAGACTGGAGCAGTAGTTACTGAATACGAAATATTTGAAATTTTAGGTCTAGGTCTATCAGTTGTAGTGTGTCCTAATAATATTCTAACTTCGATAACACTTCCACTTTCGGGTGCTTCGTCAAATACTAACTGATCGCTATTTGTAACAACATAACTGTATAAAGGCTTCTGTGCAACTCCATCAACTACTACTACAAGATTATTAGGACTAGGAACATCTGTACCTAAACTAAACTGTAAAGTAGTTCCGTCTCCAACATAATTTTTAGTAATTGGTACTAAGGCAATAGTTTGAGGTCTATATTTTGATAATGTACCGTCATATGCAAATAGTTGACCGTCAGTTGGAGATGTATTTTGAACATCAGTTAAATCACCTATTGCTAAATTAGAAATAGCATTTTGTCTTGCTAAAATTTCTGTATCAAGAGATGTTTGTAATGCATTATCGTTCATTAACCTAGTAAGAGCTTCTGCATCAATATTATTTTGTAATGTAGTATCAGCATTACCTCTGTTAAGTACTTCTAAATTAATTGCGGCAATACGAGCAGTTTCTTCTGCATCAATATTATTTTGTAATATAATATCAGCATTACTTCTATCTACAATTTCTGTATTAACCTTTCCATCAACTAAAGTAATGTTTGAATCATGAACCGAATCTGCACTAATGCGAGCAGTTTCTTCGTTAGTAATTGCAGTATCTAACGTTGAAATAGCAGTTTGTCTATCTGATGTTTCTTGTGCAATATCTACTGCTAACTGATTGTCTTGTGCTATACGATCAATTTCTTCTGCATCAATATTTCCTTGTAATACATTATGTCCAGCAATACGATTAGTAACTTCGGCCGCTCTTGCATTGGTTGCAAGTGTATCTGCAAATTGTCTATTAGAAATTTCTTGTGCTAATCCTGATTGTACAGTAGTAAGAGATGTTTGATTAGCTGTAATAGCACTTAATAAAGTACTATCACCACTTTGAAAAGCTGTAACAATTTCTGATAATGAATCTAGTGTTGCTGGATCAATATTTGAAATAATATTATTAATTTGAGTTTGTAAATTACTTGCTGTACTGTCAACATATGATAACGCAACTAAGGCATTCCATGTTGCACCGTCAAATACATCTAACTTAGACGAATCAGAATCAAATCTTATAGCACCTGCGGCCGGGGATACAGGACGTTGAACAGTATTACCTGTTGGTATCTCTATTGCTCCAGTTGCTCCTACCCGTAGTGTACCTGAACTAGGTGATAGTTTATCTGTTACTTGATTTGTCTTAATTGCCATTTATTTTAGTTGTCCTAACGCTGACCCATTGGATGGGAGATTATGTGTTTTTTCTTTAGTTCTTCCAAACGCTGTTACTCCAATAACTGCACCCATTGCAACATGGTACAATCCTGCACCTTGTAATGTTAATGGTTGCCATTGTACTGCTACCTGTCCTCCAGTTGATGCTTCTAATGCTTGTATAATTGCCCAACCAATTGGTGCTAATACAAAATCAAATATACATGTAAACATATACATCCATCCCATCATAGGGCGCCATTTGTTGTTAACCCAGTGCTCGTTAGTATTCTTTATATCTGTCGAAGCTCCGCCTGCTGTAGTAACTGCGGCGGCATTATCAGTTGCGGCTCTGCTTGCGGCAACATCAATTACAACATTTCTATTATCACCGGCAACTTGTGCTAGACTATCACTAGTAGATAATTTGTTTTTACTCCTGATACTGATAGATGTATCGAACCCAGTATCGTCATAACTGCTTAATTTAGGCATATAAAATCTCCATTATGTTATAGTGTTATTTACCGTTTACAGACAATTTTATATAGGTAAGATTTTAACCAATTTGATTTTTAACTATATCTTCTTGAGTAATATTTCTGACAGCATTCCATTTGTTAATAGGACATGATGATTCTGAAAAACTTATCTTTAAAGCAACTAAGCATCCACATTTTTTGCATTGTTTTGTAAATCTAGTATAAAATTCACAGTTGTGACAATGTTTTGCTCTTGATAATCTGTCTGTCATTGATGCTAACATAAAAATACTTATCAAGAAAAAAGCATAGCTAGTTTCCTAGCTATGCTTAATTTTTTCTTATTACCTAAAAGGTTTAGATGAAAGAAAGTCCTGCTGTTGCGATTGCAATGTTATTAACATAATCAGCCGCGTTACCAAGAGAAGAAGCTGTATTTGAAAGCTCAACATATCCGTAACGTGTCATAAAGCTGACCGTTGGTTCGAATGTGTTAGGATCAAGTACAACGCCTGAGCTCATTAGAGGAATGTAAGGGCAGTAGAATGCTGGAGCATCCATTTCGTTTCCGCCTTTATAGCCAATTAGTACAGGAGCGCCGTCACCAGCATAATGGTTAACGTAAACTCTTACTGAGCTATTAAGTGTTCCAACAAACTTAGTATTTGTTGGTGCTTCAAATGTACCTTCAGTTGTTCTTGCAAACGCTGAAGTTGTAGCAGATTGTAGAATTGTTAAAGCTGTTGGGCTTACAACAATGTAGTTACCTGCGCCACGTCTTGTGCGAGAAGCAATATCGTTAGCGGCTCTATTAATAAGAACTGCTAATGCGGCATGCTCATCACCAACGAAGTTGGCTGTACCACTAACTGAGGCTTGGTCGTATGTACCGAAAGCACTACCAGAAAGTGAAGTAAGAGATTGGATAACCTCCTGATCAATTTCAGCAGTAATTTCTTGTGCAAGAGCGGCCATAATCTCAGCTTCAACGTCAACACCATGAATGGCTTGTGCGTCTTGAGCGGCTTCAAAAGTCCAACGAGCTGATAGCTTACGAGACTTAGCTTCTACAGTTTCTTTAAGGATCTGGATGGACATTTTATTACCACCGGTTCCTTCTTTAGATGCTGTAGCGTCTGCTTTACCAGCGGCATCACCTGAGTACTGGTTAGCAATAGCAAATGGGCTAAGAGCTTCATCACCAGCAACAACTTCTGCACCAACTTGTCCGTCTTCGTTTGTAGAAGCGGCAACCGCTTCAGCATAACGTACACGAAGTGTATGGATCTGTGAAACTGGACCCTGCATAGGCTGAACACCGACTAATTCGTTAGCGATGGTTGTTGGCATAACACGTCTGATAACTGGTAGAATTACTTTGTTAAGTACTGCTATGTTTCCAGATGCTGATGCACCAGTGGTAGCTGTTTCAGACAAATACCTTTTAGTATTTTCTAAGCAAACTTCCATTGTAGTTTTACGTTGTCCGTTAAGACCCTCTGTAAGGGCTTCTTTAGTTGCGGACCAATTTTTAGCTTCAAAAAGAGCTTCTGACATTTTTAATGTCTCCTTCTTAAATACCAGCTAATTTGCGAAGATCTGCAATAGTAGAATTAACTTCTGTTGCAATCTCTTCAACAACTTGTGCTGATTTATTTCCTGTAATCACAGTCTTCTGTGATTGTTGACCCTCAACGATAACTTTCTTGTCCCTACGGACCTCTTCGTTAAGAACTGATGGCAAGTACTTTTGGAAAGCTTCGTTAAGTTTACTTGTTGGTGTAGACTCAAGTAGTTCATCCATAATAACTCTTTTGTCTTTAGACAAAGGAGAATTAAGTTCTTGCATAATCCGAGAACGAGTCATCTGGTCTTCCGCTAGGCGCTGACGACGACTTGATTCGGTAATGAGATTTTCTTTTTCAGCAATAGCACCATGTGCTTCTGCTAATTTAACTTCCATCTCAGTAATCTTATTAGTAAGTTCACTTACTGCTGTACCATCTGCAAATTTGCTTGCCATAAATTCTGCGGCAAACGCTTCCATGATCTTACGACCAAAGTTGTTTTCTTTTGCTTCACGGATATCTGTTTTAAGCGAGGACAATTCAGTTTTGAAAGATTCAACTACTAAGCCATTGACTTTTTCGCTTGCTTTCTTAATAAACTGTGTTCTTGCTTCTTCGATAGCAGTACGACCTTCTGAAATTAGTTTAACTCTGGCTTCAACTAATCTTTTATGGTCTTCATGTAACTCTGAAAGCTCATTAGTTAATTTGCGTAATGCAAATTCTTCTAAGCCTTTAAAACTAACTTTTTGTGAGGCACGATCTGCCTTTAATTCTGCAACTTCTTTTGCTAAAGTTTCCATAACAAACTTTTGTAAAAGTTGTGCATCATCACTAATCTTTGTAGCATATTTTACACGAGTAGTTTGAGTGTCTTCGTGTAACTTCTTAAACTCGTCACTAGCACCAGAAATGGTATCTTGAATTAACTTATCCATTGCTTCAACGAGTTGACCTTTATCATGCTCATAACGTGAAGCGAATTCTTCGCGGAGTTCCGCTGTAACTTCTTCACGTGTTTCTATCTGTTTGGAATCCCAAGCGGCGTTGATATTCTCACGCACCTCTTCAGATAATACTACAGAGCCGAGCAAATCTGTAAAAGTTTCATTACTCATAATTTTGTCTCCTCAGACTTTTTTAAGATTCTCAAGGAATCTAAGTACCTCTATTTCAAGGTGCTTTTGTGCGGACTTGTCGTAAGTCGTCGCTAGGGCTACATCCATAAGAGCGGCTCGTCTTCGATCTTGCATAACTCTTTCATAAATTGGAGTTGGATAAGCATCAGGAGCACTAGGTTGTGCTACAACGTCAACAGTAACAATTTCAAATTCTGAAACTTTACCGCCGGCGCCTACATTGCCTGATCCTCTTGAACTAACTCCTAATTTAACTTTAGCTTCCAGTAATGTTTTAATGATGTTGCCCATTGGAGTTGGAATAATTTTTAATTGTCCATATCCATCGGAACCTTGCATCCACATTTTTGTAACCATATGACTTACTCGGTCAATATTAACCTGTAAATCATCTGGGTGATCTGCTTCACCTAATACTGAAAAACCATCGCCTAATCGTTGACTAATGCTCTCTACAGCCCGGGAAATTTCATCTGCGGGATAAACTCGTTCGTTATGATTGACTTTATCACCTTGAATAAAAATTCCTTTCATGTAGAGATTCTTACCGCCATCATTGCCGTCTTCAATCGTTTCGACAATTAAGCCTGCTTGATCAAATGAAAGTCTTTCTGTTAATGGCTGTAAGTTCATCTTATTACCCCTTTACTTGGCTCATTGAAGGCTCAGTAGTTCCGTGTGGTAGTTCCTGTGAAGCTGGAGCTTTAGCTGGAGCTGTTCCAGATGCAACACCTTCTGCGGCGCCACTACCTGTGTTTACTACTTTACCACCCATGTCGTTTTTCTTAGCAACTGGGCTTGCTTTATTATCTGCATGATCTGCCATATCTGGCTTCTGTGCTAACTTGAGTTCAGCCGCTTCGTCAATCTTCTCTTCAGAATCAGCTTCGTCGATGCTTTCATCTTTATCTTCAAATTGTACGGATTCTGCTGGAATCTCTTCTGCATCCATTGGGATTTCATCTGTTACAATGTCATCTCCTGGGATTTCTTCGTCTGCACCACCTGTAAGCATTTCTTCAAATTCTGCTTTAAGGTTAGCAAGTGCTGATTCTACATCAACCATTGCATCTGCAACGTCTGCGGCATCTGCTGATACAGGAGCTTCTTCAGCACCCATTTCATCGCCAATTTCTTCAGCATCAATATCTGGGTCAATTTCTGAATCAAGGTCAAGTTCGTCATCACCTTCTTCAGTTAAGTCTGCTTCAACTTCATCAACTGCGGCATCAATATCTGCAATTTCTTCTTCTAAATTAGTATCATCCGACATAATGTCTTCATAGACTTTGCGGCCGATACCAACATAGTAATCATGTAATAGATCACTTGCTTTTGCTTCTTCTTTATTCAAAAGATGCTCAAGTGCCTGTTCAAGTACTGTTGTCATATTCTTTTTCTCCTTATCGCGAAAGGCGGGTATTCACCAATAAGTACTTACTAATGACACACGAAATAGTACGGGTTATGGGGTAAAAACAGTACTTTTTGGCACAATTTTAAAATTTTGAGAGGAAATTATTTAAAGTAAATTATACTGCTGGAGGTCGAGCATACATTTTTGTAATAGCTTCGAGTCTTGTCTTCTGTTCGTACTTTCTTAGCTCACGAAGTTTACGCAACCTGTTTACATGTTCTAAAGTCATACGATGTCGTCGCATATCGGAATAAAATGCTACTTCAGGATCTACTTCTTCTTCAATCTCATCTTGTATTTGTGTTAAGTCATTGAATCTCATAACTTTATTTATTCCTTTACGCTGGTGGTTCCACAGGTTCGGCACCATCATCTGGTGCTGGTTCGCCAGTTTCTAAATCATCTGCAAATTCCATATCTGCATCACCTACTGCTCCGCCTCCGCCGCCACCAATATCTCCAAATCCAGCATCTTCATCTGGATTCTCTGGTACAGGGGATTTGTTTTCTTCTAACCAATATTTTTCATTTTCAAGCAATTCTGCTTCAGTTAGTCCTAAGAACTTCTGTAATTTAAATCTATGACTTAAATAAGGAACTTCAGCTAATTGTGTAAACACACTAGCTCTAGCATTATTAACTTCAATCTGTCTATAATCACTAAAGTTTTGAGGCTCTAACATATCAATGTCAAAAGATGAAGTATCTACATTAATTCCTCTATGCTTAACAAAGGTTTTAAATTCTTTGCTTAACTTAGGCATAATCAAGCCTTGCAATCTTTGACAATATCTATTAAAACGATATTCTTGAATTAACGCCGTTCCTACACGACCATCTGTCATTGGGGCCGCACTATCATCAGGACCAGTTGGCATATAACTGCTTGGGATACGCAAGCCTCTTAATAATTTATTAGAGAAGAATCTTAAATCATCTATCTCGCCTAAGTTAGTTCCGCCTGGTAATACTTCAACTTTACTTCCTCTACCATCAGCTGATTGAGCAAAGAAAAAGTCTTCCATGATACTTAATGGATTGTAACTTGCATCTAGTGCTGTGCCGCCACCTGATCTAGTTGGAATACGTCTTTGATGAATTTCGTTTTTAACTCTTTCCAAGAATCCCATTGCTTGGTGACTAGGCAAGTTGCCTGTATCAATGTAAAATACTCTACGCTCCGGAGCACGTTGTACACGATAGATAATAATTGCATCTTCGAGTAATTCTTTTTGTTTGTAAATTTTAAATACACTATCAAGTATACTAGCACCAAAAGGCCAGTTAGCATCTAATCCTTCACTTAAACTAATATGAATAATATCTTTTGCATCAACTGTGACTTCAGTTCCGGTTTGTCCGCTCTTATAAGCACTATTAGAAACACTATATTGATTGTTTGGACCTGCTTGTACAGCATTAGCCATAGACTGCACACTTTCAATTGGCTTAGTTGCTACTTTTGCTCCTAAGTTAGGGTGCAAGTTACTAATAACATACTGTTCAACTTTACGACCTTCTGCTTCGTTAATTACTGCTCTTTTAACGTCACCTGGGTTTACCCAATATAATTCAAATGTTTCCGGATCACGTAAGAAAAAGTGATCACCAAATTTAATTGAACTACGAAAAGTTCTAAATAATTTTGAATCCCAATCATTAATAGCACACCATTTTTTAAGTGTTTCGTTAATAACTTTACTTTCACTTGGTGTTGGATCCGAAGACCATCTAATTGCAAAAGGAAGATTTGTTATAGGATCTTCTTGAGTGCAAAATTCTGTAACAGTATCTAATGCCGCATTAACTTCTGAGTCTTGATCCATTTGATCATATTGACTGTAACGTTCTACTCTGTTAGGTTGCCCTGTGTATACGTCTTGAAGCCAGCTTGCAAATTTTGATGAGCTTCCTCCAGACTGTCTCGGACCATTGTTAGTCTGCTCGTTCTGGGGATCCCATATCTTAAAGTGTTTTTTCCATGATGCCATACTCTTACTTACCTTTTTATATTAATAGTTAATTACCAAAACGTATCTCTTTTATTACCCACTAACTCTTGGTGAACCAATTAATGTTTGTGGTCTTGTATTCTTTTCAGCACGGCTTATATGTCCTTCAATGCTTTGAAGTACTGTAAGCGTTTCTTTAGTAGTCTCTGTACGTCCGTCTGCATATGTAGTGGTTTCCTCTTTTTCCAGCTGTATTGATTCTGACACTGTTGCAGAACTTAATGCTTTTGGTTGTTCAGGATCTTTAGCAAATAAGCTACCTACACCTGCAATAATAGTATCCCACATACTAGGTTTTGGTAATTGATCTAATGCTGATGCAGTTACTAATATACCTGCGGCTAAATCATGATATCTATCTGCCAAGTCTAACGGTAAGTTTAATTTATTAAAATCTGTATTGTTTAATGATGTTGATAACATCATCATAGATATTGCTAAATCTCCAATTCCATTAACTGCATCTGAGGATATGTTACTTGTCATATCAATAAAGGAATCTAACTTATCTAATGCTGTTTCAGATACTCCTTCTAATCCTTTATTAAAAATCATTAAGTTTCTACCAAATCTAGCAACCGAAGTAGCCATTAACTGGACACCTTTTGCGGCTCCAGCAATTTTAACTATCTTATCAATTGGTCCTTCGGACTGGAACATTCCCATAAAGCTACTAAGTGCTCCGCCTCCTGCTAGTGCGGCAAGTCCTACTCCCATTAATGCTAATGCAGGGCCTAATGCAAGTAATGTTCCAATAGGGACTGTACCTATCATTTGCAACCCATAACCTAAATCTATCATTGCTTCTCCTGCTAATCCTGCGGCAAAAGCAAACGGAATTAATGCGGCTCCAAGTACACCTATTGCTAATGCACCTAACATAATAGGTGCAATCATACCTGAAGCTCCAATAAGTGCGGCTCCAGCAGTAACTACTCCTAAAGCAATACCTCCTGCAATAACTCCGCCCCAATTAATGTTTGAAAATTGCTGGAATGCTTTACCAGCAATCCACATTGCTCCACCAACTGCGGCTAATACTGCGGCTCCGATAAAATATTTTGGATTTGATACTGCGGATAATCCTTTGCCTATTCCTTCTAATGAATACTGAACTAGTTTTCCAATTCCTTTACCTAATCCACTTCCAAGTTTAGCGGCGCCAGCTCCAATTGATGTCATTGCACTACCTATTCCTTTAGCAAGACCTGCAATCCCTTTGCCAAACGATGTCATACCTTCGCCAATTCCTTTAAAGAGCTTAGAAAGCCCTGATCCTATTCCTCCCATAGTATCTTTAATCATAGATCCTACGCTTTTAGTTTTTTCTCCAAATTTCCCTAATGCGGCAGTACTTTTAGTTAAACCAGAAGTACTAGGCATTTCAGGTGTGGTACCTCCACCACCCATCATTCCTTTTACAAATCCTCCTGCCTTACCTAATAAACCAGGTTTACTTGCAACTCCTCCTACTACACTTTTTGCACCTTTTAATCCTCCGCCTATTGCACCAGAAGTCATTTTGCTAAAGCCGTCTTTAACGCTACCAAATAATCCTTTAAGCATACCTCCACTACCGCCTATTGATAGTGCGGCGGCACTACCTGCGGCCGCCAACGACATAAAGGTACCTAATAATCCAACTCCACCTGCAACTAATCCCCAGAACGCTCCTTTAGCAAAATCAACTGATGTTTTCATGTTTGTTAAAGATTCAATATTACCTGCTTCTGTGGTTTTTCCTTTTTTAGAATTAGCCTCAGCATCTTTATCAGATTTATTTGTAGTATCGCTTAGGCGTTTAAATGCTAATCCAATTCCGGCCGCGGCATTCATATTAGTATCAACAAAGTTTTCATTAGATGCCCATGTATTCATTGAGGCGCTTTCCATGCTTTTCATTGCGTCTAATAATGTACCGTCACCTTTAGTTTTTTGACCTGTATCCATCATTGCAATCGCTGAAGCGATTGCGGCGGCTTCAGCACCAGTCTTTCCTTCTGTTGCAATAGCAACCGCTTGACCTGTTTGTCCTGCGGCCATTGCGGCTGATGCTCTATCTCTTTGATCTTGACTTAGATTGCCAAGTAATTGTCCCATAACGCCTTGAATTTCAGTAGCATCAGAACCTACTCCTAAGTTTGCGGCTCTTTGTCCTGCAATAGACTTTTGGAAAGCCATAGATGCTTGCATAATTGCATGAGCACTAACACCAAACTGATCACTTAATCCTCTAGCTGTCTTTGCGGTAGTAGCATAACTCTTAATTGCTACTTGCATTGCTTTATCTTGATCTACTCCTGCCCTTCTTGCAACATCTAGTCCGGCGGCCATTAAACTAGCACTCTGTTTTTCAGTAAGTCCTAATTGTGCTGTTAACTTAGCTGTTTCGTTAACTGACTTTGCAGAAACTCCATGTGCTTTTGTAAGGTTGCCCATCATAGAAGAACCGTTTCTAACTGCTCTCGACATTTGAGATAAGTTTTTAACTGCGTCTTCTGTAGTTGCTCCTAATAACTTAAAACCACCACCACTTTCATTAATAACAGTTGCAAACTCTTTACCAAGTCCAGACATCATTGATTGTGTTTGCATTAAGCCAACACTTACTGCACCTAAGTTTAATGCTCCGCTTGCACTTCTAGCGGCTTCTGCAAAGTTTTCTAATGTTCCCCAGGCAAATCCTAAACCTAATGCAAATTTACCTAGAACTTTAGTAAACGTTGAACTTCCGTTTATTAATGCACCTGATAATTGCTTTAATGAGTCTTGTCCAGATTTACCAGCGTCTGCTAAACCGGCACCAAATGACTTTAATCTGTTTTGAGTTGCTTTTTGTTGCCAATTCAATTTAGTTGATGAAGTTATAAGTTTAGCATTGGCTCCAGTCATATCTCCTAGGCTTTTACTAGTACCTTTTGCTGTAGCACCAAGTGAATTAAGTTTTTTAGCAACATCATCGCTGGCTCCTGAAGCTTTGTTAGCTGACTTTGTTCTATTACCACCTGTAGATGATCCTTTATTACCAATATCACGACCGAGCTTGGCAATCTGATCAGTTAACTTATCTATTGCTTCTTTTAATTCTTCTTCCATAGCGGTTTTGGACCTTTGATTCGTTATAACCTGGTATAAGTATATTTACAAATAAAAGGCTTCTATAGCCTTATTTACCTGATAGGATTAACTACATGGATAATAAAAACCCACTTTCCGGGCAAACTGCCAATCCTTTATCGGATTATTTTAGACAACCGGGTACATATATTACTTTGCCCTCTAATGGTAGGTTCTACAAAGATAAACTTACACTATCTGATAGCGGAGAATTAGCAATATATCCGATGACTGCTAAAGATGAATTACGTCTAAAGAATCCTGATGCTTTATTTAACGGCGAAGCAATGAGAGGTGTTATCAAAAGTTCAGTACCTGACATTGAAAACGTAGACGAAATACCTTCTGCAGATGTTGATATGATACTAGTTGCTATTAAGATGGCTAGTTACGGAGATGACATGCCAATGGACGTTTCTCATAACTGTAATGAAGCAGACGGCAAGGCTCAGCGAATAAATGTAAGTTTAGGACAGATAATCAGCACATTAAGACCCATTCCAGATAAATTAGGAACCGTGGTTTTATCAACAGGATTAGAAGTACACTTGAGACCTTATAATTTAAAGGATCAAGGAAGATTACTTAAAATGCAATTTGATTCAATGCGTAACTTACAATCAAGTGAACAACGGGGCGAAAAAATTGAAGATCAAACAAATATTGCTAACGCTGGCTTTGCTTCATTAGTAGATTTGAGTCAAGATTTACTTACTGGTGCTATTTTAAAAGTAGTTATTCCAGGTAAGGATACTGATGAAGAACCAAAAGAAATTACAGACATTAAACATATTGCAGGTTGGTTAGCTAATTTAGATAGAGGATCATGCGATAGACTTGAAGATGAATTAAAATCATTCCAAGAATTTGGAATTATTAGAGAAATTACAGCAACATGTGATTATTGTAAAGAAGATTACAAGACAGACATGTTATTTGATCCAACAAGTTTTTTTTCCGCAGGCTCTTGAGTCTAGGAACTGATGATGCTAAGATTACGAAGTTTATTGAAAGTTTCGAACAAGACTCAAGGGCCCTGATCCAAGATATATGCAACCTAAGTGTATGGAGCGACAATCCTATAAATGTAATATGGGACATGCCGTATACTGACCGATTAGTACTATCCGAAGTTGTTAAAGAAAAGATTGATACACTGTATGGTAAAAAAGGCATTGCTAGAAGATAACAACACAGGTAAAGTAGTCTCGCTAGGTTGTCGACAACTATTATCATACGATATTGCTAAATGGGACAAACAAGGATTTAAAGGATCTCCTCCAGAATTTAAACACAATTCAGAATTATTAAATCATAATGCTACTAGTATTGAAATTACTAAGTACGGAGTCAGAGGAGATAAAATGGCTAGGCCATTGTTTACTAAACATTTCCTACCATATCATAAAAAAACTAAATGGGCACAAACAGTTATAGATAAAACTCCAAGTGGTTTTATATCAAAAGATACTTGTCAAGTATCATTATTTGAGACTAATAGCTATACTCAACTTCAATCTATATTTGGATGGACCAGTCAAGGTAACGACATAAAGCACGGAGCTACTGGTGAGAACGTTACTACAGCAGGTATTCAATTATGGAAATTAAAACAAAATTCATTATTAACTATAGGGACCACTGTACTAAAAGTCAAAGGACAACGAAGTCTATGTAGAGGGATGGTTAACACAATGAAAGAGCCTAAAAATCCTAATACTTTGTTTAAGGAATTAATGCAAAATTTAGTATGGCAAAGACATCTATGTGGGATTATGTGTGAAGTAATAACCCCTGGATGGATAAGTTTAGATGATAACATTATTTCAGTTGATAATCCATTAGAAGATGAAGACTATCCTAACACAATGCCAATATCTAGGAGATGGGAACGTTTAAAGCAATTAAACTCAGTAGATTTAATTAAGTTCTTATCAGAGTAGTTCATTAACATAGTTAAGTATCGCTTATAGGACGAATACTTCGTCCTTGAGTATCGTAGTGCAATGCACTAACTCACTCACATACATCTTTCGAAAGATAATTAATGGTATTGTTAAGATACTGTAATTTTTTTTATATACATGAATAATAATTATAGCTTGAGCTGGATGAGTATCCACACTTAGCCCCGTTTGGGGGCTAAGGTAAATGGTTTGTCTTGACCCAGACTCGTACCACACTTTGGTTAAAGAAACATATTATGTTAGGGCGGTTACGCTGTACCCTTTTACTCTCGACTGTAATAACGCAAACAATAGAACCGAACCAAACCAATTCTATTATTATGTGGGTTGTAATAGTTCACCAGAGCCCACTCATTTTAGTAATAATATACATACACCAAGCCAGTTTCATACCGTTTGACTTACGTCCTGTAAAGGATAGTGGTGATATGTCTCTGCTACTGCTCAGAAATTCCGTCCCCTGCGACTCTATTAGTCCAGGTTTTATGGGTGCAATATAACCGGCTTGCACTTACCTATCAGTAGATAACTTGCCAATGTGTTTAAGAGGTTGTCTCTGTGAGCTGTGAGTATGTTTTTACTTGTTCAAAATTATATTCCCAAAAGGAATCGTATTCTGTTATGAGCCAATTTTTGTAGTTTATAGATCGTGTTGTATTAAATTTAAACTTGTCTTCGTATGCAACATAGCGACCCTTTCTATTAAATTTCATGCATAGTAATCCTAAGTCGCCTTCATCCATGCAGTCTATAGTTTGATTTATCCAATCATCTAGTATCAGAACATCCGTATTTTGAAGTAACTGATGAAAAGGGAAATCTGCGTAAAATTTACATTCAAAAACCAATAAAGGAAAACTAGGTCCGGGAATGATATCTCCTTTAAAGCCTCTAATCTGTTCTTCACTTAGAAAACTTTTGCGGACATTATTCATGCCTCCAACAAACGCTCCCGAGTTAGGAACTCGTACAAAACTCTCATTGTAGATTAGAGAGAGGTGTGTTGCAACCTCTCTCTCAAACCCAGACCCTTTTGTTTTACTTTTACTTGGCATTTAAAGAGCGTTTTTTTCTTCTGTAATCTCTTTACGTCTTTCTTTAAGAGCTACTGCAATCGCTTGAAGAGCCTTACGAGCTCGTGTTGCACTAGCCTTAACACCTTTTTCTACAAACTTTCTGTTTTCTGCAATATATACATCCATCTGTTCCATCATAGCTAGATGGTTGGCTGAATCTCTTGGATCTTTATTTTCGGTAGTCATATTATATCTCCTTAAAGTACAATTTCTGTTGAGTGATCAAGCATAGTAAAACCATTTTGCTTAACCACCATTAACACGTTATTAACGCGGCCAGCGAGTTCGTCTCGATGGCTAATTAGGAATACGTTACGATTCATTTCACGGCCCATTTTCTTTAAGACTGCCATTGATAATTCGATACCAACTTGGTCCATGCCTGAGTCTACTAATTCATCAATAAACAACAAATTCATAGGCTCTGTAAAACTTTCGTATACGTCTCTAAAACTCCAACTTAGTGCTAGGATTAACCTATTACGTTCTCCTCTACTCAAATTATCAAAATCAAACGATTGTCCTAAT